TATAGCGCCATATATACTGCCCGTATCCACGCCAATGTGTTGTGTCGGTTAAGATTCCTGGCAATCAAGGCCATTGCAAAGCCGGAATACTGGCCGTTACATTACAAATGGTGCCCTACATGCAAATATCGCTGTTTGCAGCGAGCGGGAATTTATGAGCGAGCACGCGATGCATTGGCAAAATACGGAATATACATTCCAGCATCGCCAACAGAAACGGAGATAAGGGAGTGATATTATGGCCGAGAGGCACTTTTGGGAATCAAGGAGGTGAAGGGGTAGAGATGGCGAAATTTTTTATGGACGGAAAAGTCTATGATACCGAGCAAGCTGAGAAGGTATTCGCTTCACGTGGTTATGGATTTATGTTCGAACTGCCGGAAAATCTTGCAATTTATCACACGAAGGCAGGAAATTGGTTTTCCACGAAGGAAAGTCTCTTGGGGAAAATAAGCGCACAAATTGAAACAGAAGAAATCGAAACGTATGAACGTTTATTTGGGGAGGTAGAACGGGCATGACTAGAGAGAGTAATAGCTCTGCCAGCTTTGAACCTGGGGACTTTTGCTTGTACGCATTTGGCAAAGAAAACAAATCCAAAGCCGTGGTGGAAGTCGTAAAGGTATTGGACGATCCACGTGGAGTGGCGCAAGTTAAATTTCACAGGGTTTTGGCGGATGATACCGGTAACGGCTTGTTCAACTATCTGCGCCGTACAGGCGATACGATGAACGCCAGTTTTGAATATCTTAAAAAGTTGCCCCGAAAGCAGGTGAAAAAGTGACCGTCAAAGATGCCGAGAACATAAAGCTTGATCCGGATGTCTACTCCCGATGCGTCGCCACGGCAAAGGGGTATTACCGGATGTTACAGCGGCAGCGAGAGATCGAAGAAGAGATCATCCACGAGACGCATGCGCCGGACGGGCAGCCCAGGGGAAGCAGTGTCGGAGACCCCACCGGACGGAAGGTCGAGAAGATTCTTCAGAGGCAAAAGGAGAATGGCAGGAAGATCAGGGCGGTGGAGCAGGCGTGGATGGAATGCGAAGAAGATCGTGAAAGGGAATTGATCAAGCGCAACCTTTTTGAAGGGATGCAGATGCAATACATTCAGCTGGACATGTCGCTACGGACGATGAAGCGTTTCCGAAAACGTTTTTTAATCCGGCTCGCAAAAAATCTTCGAGAAATTTAGCAAGTGGCACCTTTTTCTCAAAATAGGGTCTATAATTGGTATTGTGGAATGATTGCAAGGATTCATTTTTTCACCTTTTTCTCCTTCTCCACCTTCCCCGGGGCGGTAATACCGGGGAACATGGGGCAACAGGTTTAGACCGGGTTCGATTCCCGGAGGCCCCAACAAAACACCAGCGGACTGCCTTCCCCCAGGCGGTTCGCTATTTTTGTACCGATATAAATTATAAATGAGGTGGTGAGGTGGCGAATGACCAAGAAACAGCAACTCTTTTGCGAAGAATACCTCATTGATTTAAATGCGACGCAGGCTGCAATTCGTGCAGGATACAAACCCGAGAGTGCGGGATCGGTGGGAAGTGAAAACCTGAAAAAACCTGAAATACGCGCGCGCATAGACAAAGCGATGGCGGAACGGTCAAAGCGCACCGGTGTAAATGCTGACCGCGTCGTCCGCGAGTTGGCCAGAGTTGCTTTTGTAAACGCCTCTGATGTGATTGATATGAACAAAGCGACGGTCATCGATGGAGCATGTGCCGACGATACTGCGGCCATTTCCAGCGTTAAGGTCAAAAACATTCCGACGGATGACGGAGAAATCGTAGAGCGAGAAATCCGGCTGGCCGACAAGTTGAAGGCGTTGGAACTGCTGGGCAAGCACATCGGGATGTTTACCGATCGGGTTGAGGTGAAAGGCCAACTCGACACTGGCCAGAAGAAGCTTGACGACATTTTGAGCCAGCTTCGGGGGAATGGCGGTGGATGACCGGCTGATCTTGTCGGATAAGTACCAGTCATTTCTGCGTTGCAATGCGCCAGTTGAATTTCTTGAAGGCACAACGGCAGCAGGAAAGACGACTGTCGGCCTGTTCAAGTTTATGCTGCGCGTGGCCGAGAGCCCGAAGAAGATCCACATCTTGGCCGGTCTTGACCTAGGGACGATTGAAAAAAACATTATCAACAAAGACCTTGGCATCCTTGATGACTTTGGGAGCTTGGTCGAATACAATGCCGGCGGTAAGGGCAAAAACTCCCTCCCCCATCTGCTATTCCACCCATCATCTGGCGATAAGGTGATATATGTTCTCGGTTATGACAACAAAGCCCGCTGGAAAAAGGCGCTGGGCGGCCAGTACGGATGCCTGTATATTGACGAGATCAATATTGCGGACATGGAGTTTGTACGCGAAGCGTCGATGCGCTGTGATTACCTGCTCGCCACGCTGAACCCGGATGACCCTGGCCTGCCGGTATACGAGGAATACATCAACCATTCCAGACCGCTTCCGGAGTGGGAGGAAGAAACTCCAAAAGAAATTTTAGAAATGCTCAAAGAAGAACCAAAGCCCGGTTGGGTGCATTGGTTCTTTTCTTTTGCTCACAATTTAGGCCTACCGCCAGATAAGGTGCAGCAGATTATAAACAGCGTCCCCAAAGGAACAAAGCTCTACAAGAACAAAATCGAAGGTCTGCGGGGCCGGGCGACAGGGCTTGTTTTCAACTTGCAGCCGCATAATCTGATCACAGCAAAATGGCTGTTAGAACAGATGCAGGCAGATAAAATCAAATTTATTCAAGCTTCCGCTGGTGTAGATACGTCGTATTCCCAGCAATCCGCAGATGCATTTGCGTTTGTTTTCTCCGGGATCACGGCCAATCGTCAGAAGATTACCTTGGCTGCGGAGATACATAACAATCGGGATCGCGTAACGGCATTGGCACCTAGCGATATTCCGCCGCTGTTGATCGCATTTCTCGAAAAATACCGGGCGCTCTTCGGACTGTTCGCACGTAACGTCTTTATTGATTCTGCGGACGAGGCCACAATCATCGAATGCCAGAAATACAAGCGGCTGCACGGAAGCATCTATGACTTTGTGCCCGCGTGGAAAAAGACGAAGATTATTGACCGTATCAATCTGCAATCCGGATGGATGGCGAGTGGGTATTTTCTACTGGTGGAGGACTACTGTAAGCCTGAGATTGACGAACTGAACACCTACAGTTGGAAGGAAGACAGGGATAACGAGCCGGAGGACGGCCACGATCATGCGATTAACGCCGATCAGTATTCGTGGCTGCCCTACAAAAACCGGATCGGGCGAGGAGGAACGCATCAATGAGTAAATTTGGGGAGAAGGTGAAAAGTATGCTTCGCAATTGGCTGCAAATTCAGCCCGCGGCGCAAAATAGCATTGTTCTTCAGGAACCGCTGAGCCATCAGGCTTCGGTGATTCGCAATCAAATCTGGTATCGCGGAGAGGCCGCAGAGCTGGAGCAGTTATATAAGCAGCTCGGCGCACAGGACGGCACGAACGCAGCGCGGTTTTGGGCAGCAGTTCCAAGCAACAACCTGAAGCTGCGAAAAATTCACAGTGGTCTTCCTGCAATCCTTGTGGATACGCTTGCCTATCTCGTTAAATCGGATATGGACGACGTTGAGTTTAATCGGGACGCAGGTAAGCAAGCATGGGAGGATATCACGCAGGAGCTGGATTTTCAGGATGCGGTGGGTAAAGGCATTGCCGGCGCGCTGAAATCGGGAGACGGGGCCTGGAAAATCATGATCGACGATCCGAAGGATCCGGAAGCTTCCCCTTACCCCCACGTGGAGTTTTACGAAGCCGACCGTGTGGAATACATTCACAAAAACGGCCGGATCACAGGAATACGCTTTTGGACGACTTACCGGGAAAAACACCGGGAATACCGGCTCTGTGAAACCTACCGCAAAGGCAGTGTCAGCTATGCGCTATTCGAGGGCGAACACGAGGTATCGCTCGACTGTGTTCCAGAACTCGCAGGGTTGAAACCGGTCGAATTTGATGGCGGCTTCATAATGGCCGTACCGCTGAAGTTCTATGATAGCCCCAAGTTTTCCGGGCGGGGCAAGGCGATCTATGAGAGCAAGCTTGACGATTTCGACGCGCTTGATGAGGTTATCAGCCAATGGTGGGATGCGATCCGTGCGGGCCGTGTCAAGAAATACATTCCAAGAGATCTTGTTCCCACCGACCCTAAAACTGGCAAGATAATGCGGATGAATGATTTCGGAAGCGAATATATTGTGACGGAATCTGCGTCCGGCGAAAATGACACAAGCAAAATCGAAATGGTCCAGCCGGAAATTCGGTATGAAGCGTTTTTGTCCTCCTATCTTGCCGCTCTTGATATGTGCCTCCAGGGTATTGTCTCACCGGCCACCTTGGGCATCGATGTGGGAAAAAGGAGCAGCGCAGAGGCACAGCGGGAAAAAAAGGACGTCACAGGCTATACGCGCAATACGATAACGGGCGTGCTCGAAAAGGTACTGCCGCAGCTCATCCGTGTAATCCTGACGACTTATGATCTCATGCGAGGGGAGGCCCCTGGCGTTTATAATCCGTCTGTCGGGTTTGGAGAGTACGGCGCGCCGTCGTTTGACGCCCGCGTTGAGACGGTTAATCAAGCCGCTGCGGCCGCCACCATGAGCATCGAAACGCAGGTTGATCAGATGTGGGGTAACAGCAAAGACGCAGAATGGAAAGCCGCCGAGGTTGCCCGTATCAAAGCGCTGCGTGGAATCGAAGAACTTTCAGAACCGTCTATCGGCGGAGGGTTGCGGGATAAGTTGCCCACTGAGGCTGTGGTGGTATGACGTGGCAGCAGATCGCCCGGTTGTTTGAGGAAATGGAATTGCGGCTGATTGCATCTCTCGCTCGCAATCTTGCCGGGCACAAGGAGTGGGAACAAAATGAAAAGTTTCGCTGGCCTGCTTGGCAGGCACTCAAAATCCGCAATCTGGAGCAGTACCGCAAGCAAAACAAGGCCCTAATGGAAGAATACCGACCCGTAATCGACGAAGCTACAGAGCAGATGCTCCGTGAACAGTTTGATGAGGGTTGGGAGCAAACGCAGCAGGAACTGATTGAGATTGATCCGGAACGCGCGGAGCAGTCCATCCAAGACGATCATTTCTTTGGAGTGAATCACCGTCGCCTGAACTCCCTTATTGATGAAATCCAGACGACGGAATCCCGTGTGGAACGCGCCGCCCTACGCACGATGGAGGATGCTTACCGGCAAACGATTTCTCGCGTGGAATTGTCTATGTCAGCAGGGGCTATTACCCTGCCGCAGGCAATCGATATGGCGGTGAAGGGCTTTTTAGCGCAGGGGATTTACTGTGTGGAGTATAAAGACGGGCGGCGGGTCAACATTGCCGACTATGCGCAGATGGCCCTGCGCACCGCTGCAACCCGGTCTATGCTGTTGGGCGAAGCGCAGCGCCGGGCTGAATTCGGCGTGGATACGGTACTGGTCAGCCAGTACGGCGCCTGCTCAGAAACGTGCCTGCCCTGGCAGGGCAAGGTATACATTGATGATGTTTGGGGCGCGTGGGCAGGAGAGCGTAGCGGCGACCGGGGTTTGAGCAATGACGGCCATTGGTATATGCTGCTCTCCGTTGCGGTCAATAAAGGGCTGTTCCACCCAAACTGTCGGCATACGCTGATGACATGGAGGCGCGGCGACCCGATCCCGCCGCCAATGGATATGGATGGGGATAAAATCCGAAAAACCGCCGCCTTGGAGCAGCAACAGCGCGGACTGGAACGCGAGGTGCGCAAGTGGAAGCGTATGGCTGAAGGCACGCTCGACGAAGTCCAGAAGAAAGCGTGTCAGCAAAAGGCGCGGGATGCACAAAAAAACGTCCGGGAATTTATCGGGGAACATAAGGATGTGCTGCGTAGGGACTACTGGCGTGAAAAAACATACGGAATACCGTTGGAAGATTCCCAAAAAGATGCTATACTGAATGCAGAGATCAAACGTGAATCTGGCATCCGCGGCGTGCTCCACTTAGATCCGGAGCCGCTAGAGATCGAAGCGTTGCAATTTGACGATAAACATATCAATTTACAGCGGAAGCACAATATTACGCAGGAACAGGCGCAGGAAATGATCAAAAATGCAAAGGCTTCCGTCACCGTTTGGAATGGCCGGTTTGAGCGATATTATTCCGATCAGGGCGTTATATATGTCGATCGGGAAAAGCAATCGATACGCACGGCGTTTGGGCCAGAGGAATTTGACGATAAGGTGAAAAAGATATTGGAGGCGTTAAAGCGGTATGGAAGATAAGGTGTTTTGCCCGCTGATGGGCGAAGAAATAGACGTTGCCATCTGCTTTGATATCTGTATGGTAGTGGATGACGGCGCGCCGCAGTGGACAGCTCCGCAGGAGGCCTTTACTCCTGATGACTATGAGAAGATATGTTCCAAGTGTCCGAACCATAGAGACGATTAAAACATGCTGAAATCAGGCAATTGAAGTAGAGATTGTGCTGCTACGCACCCTCTGAGTCAAAAGAAATGCGGGAAGGGGCACACCCGCCAATTGCCATTTCACGAGGGAAGCCTGCTAAAAGCGGACTTCCCTTGCTTTATGCCTTTATATGTTAAAATATCAAATCGCTTGCCATCCGGCAGGCGCTTTTTCATGTCCATTTGAAGGAGGTGAGGACAATGCCAAAGCGCAAGGGAGGCGGGCGGAAGCCCTGCTAAATTTGCCCGCAGAAATGCGGGTCATTTTTATGCCCAAAACGTGCTGCAAGGCGTAAAACTTTGCAAGGATAACAGCCGACAGGCTATAAAAGGAGCGATATGCAATGTTGAGAACCACCGTACAGAACAGCAAAACCTTTTTGAGGCCGCAGCTCCAGTTGTTTGCGGAACCGGCTCCCCAAGTGAATCCCGACAAAAACCCGAACAACCAGATTCCGCCCCCGGCCGATCCTCCCGGTGGAGGGACAGAGCCCAATCTGCCAAAAACACAGGAGGAGCTTGACGCTCTGATCAACACGCGTCTAAAACGCGCAGAAAAGGACTGGCTCAAAAAGCAGAAGCAGGCCCAGCAGCCACCCGCTGCCCCTCCGTCAGCTTCTCACGCAGAGGGCGAGGGTGAGCCTGCCGAGGACAACAGCGCTGCCCTCCATCGGGAGATTGTCGAAACCCGCGCGCAGCTTGCCGCATACAAGGAGGGTATAAAACCCGAAGCAGTGGAGGACGCAGTGCTGCTTGCCATGCATGCTGTCGAAAAATCGGGGGATGAACTCGACGAGGACGCCGTTGCAGAAGCGTTGAAGGAAGTCCTCAAGCGCCATCCCGAATGGAAAAAGCAGGACGACCAGAAGAACAATTCCGGCGGATTCCGGGTAGGAGCTGGAGGGAACAAAAATCATCCAAAGACCGATGACGATGCGCTCGCTGCGATCTTTGGCAACAACTTAAAATAGGAAGGATGATGACCAATGGCTGTATACGATTACGCCGAAACCTTTGCGCGCCAGCTCGCGCAGAAGTATGCGCGGGAGCTGTGCTCCGATGCGCTTACCAAAAGCAATCCTGGCGTGCAGTTTATTAATGCACAGACAATCAAATTGCCTCGCATGTCCCTGAGCGGCTACAAGGACCATATCCGCACGCCCGGTTTTAACGCTGGCACCATGTCAAACGACTGGGAGCCGAAAAAGCTCACCCACGACCGCGACGTGGAGTTTTACATCGACCCGATGGATATCGATGAGACGAACCTCGTCATGTCCGTCGCCAACATCCAGACGACTTTCGAAGAGGAACAGGCAATCCCAGAAAAGGATTCCTACCGCTTCTCTAAGTTACATGCGGAGTTAAAACAGTACAGCGTAACCCCAGATTCCACCGAGATCACCACGCAAAGCATCCTCGAAATGTTCGATGAGTATATGGCGAAGATGGATGAGGCTGGCGTGCCGACAGAGGGCCGCATCATTTACGCAACGCCTACTGTGCGCAAGATCATCAAGGAGGCCGAGGGCATCCAGCGTGTGATGAGTGTATCCTCTGCTGGCGGGATCAACCGCCAGGTGCACAGCCTGGATGACGTGCAGATCAAGATGGTTCCTGCGGCCCGCATGAAGACAAAGTATGATTTCACGACCGGATGCGTCCCTGCGTCCGACGCGAAGCAGATTAACTTTATCCTCCTGCACCCGTCGGCGGTCATCTGCCGGGATAAATACAGCTATATCAAACTGTTTACGCCTGGCACGGATAGCCGTACAGCCGATGGCTACCTCTATCAGAACCGCAACTACGGCGACCTATTCTTGATCGAAAACAAGGTTGCAGGCGTCGCCATGAACGCGGAAGCCGTGGGCGCTTGAAGGAGGGACTAAAATGAAGGCAACAAAGGGAAACAAGGTCTATACGATCGATCAGACGCAGCAGGAACGTTATGTCAAGGAGGGCTTTGACATCCTCGACGACAGCGGAAAACTCGTGCGGCATGGCGCAGGCAAAACCGTGCCTTACGACAAATTCCAGACGGTGGCCAACGAGAACACCGCCCTGAAAAAGCAGCTCAAAACCGCACAGGAGGCCTTGAAAAAGGTAAAAGAGCAGAAGGATTGATGCAAGGATGCGTTATGTTACGATAGATGACTACATGCGTATCTGCCCGGAAGGAGACGCAACGCAGCAAAATTTGGAATCCGCCGAGTATGACATTGATAGCTTGACCTTCAACCGGATTATCGGTCAAGGATTTGATCGACTGGCGGAGCGGCAGAAGGAGCTTGTGACAAGGGCTGTCTGCTTACAGGCGGATTTTTTGCGCGAATATGGCGAGTTGCTCAGCAATCCGCTCTCCTCTTATGCGATCAACGGGGTATCCATGTCGTGGGATAAATCCATGTTGGTACAGCAGGATGGCGTCAGTACCCTGCGCAGCATTTATGCGCTCTTGCAGCAATCGGGGCTCACCTACCGTGGGCTGGATTGGGGGTGACGCGCTTGAAATGGCCGCAGCTCGTGCCGTCGCAGGCCTGCTGCACACCGATCACCGTGCAGCTGCAAACGGGCCTGAATCTCGACGGTACGCCGAAACAAGAGACCGTTTTTGAAGGCAAATGCAATTACTCCGAGAGATCCCGGCAGGTCATGAACGCCGAACGGCAGTTCATCCAGCTCAATGCCTGCGCGTTGATCCCCGGCGATATTGCACCGGGCCGGGATATCGCTGGCGAGGTGGTTATCCGCGGTGCCGGGGCAGAAACCGTCCGGGTGATCTACAGCGCATCCCGCGCGCGGAACCCGGACGGCACGGTAAATTATACGCAACTGGAGTTGGTCTGATGGACGGCATCCGAATCGAACTTGACTATGCAGCGATCGAAAAGTTAGAAAAGGCAGTTCTGCGCGCGGTGGAGGAAACGGTGGATGAATTGAGGTCAGATGTTGTCAAAGAGCAGGTCATGCCTTATGACAGCGGAGACATGCAAAACAACTCTACTTTCGCCGAAACCTTTCGTTCCGATGGCAAAATCGTGTCCCTGCTCACAACAGACGCCCCGCAGGCCCGCCGCCTGTACTATCATCCAGAGTACAACTTCCAGACCGTCAACAACCCCAACGCTGGCGGCCTCTGGTTGGAGCCTTGGCAGCCTGGTGGCAGGCGTGAGACCTTCGCACAGGATACATTTGCTGAGTTATATAAAGAGGAGGCAAAGCTGTGACCCTGACCCTTGAACAGGTCGCCGGATGGCTGCTTAAACAAGATGCGGAACTGAATGGCCGCGTGACCGTCGGTGCGATTGATGCGAATCTGGATCGCTGCGTGGGCGTGTACAACGATAACCGCGCATCCGGTGGCCAGCGAATCTGCATCGGCGGCGCGGCCTGCACCCGATACGATTACAAGCAGGTAACACTGCTTGTGCATTGGACAACGAATCCCGTCACGGCAGAAAAGAAGGCCGCAGAGCTGTATGAATCGCTCTACGGCCTGTCTCACATCGAGATGGGAGGCGTGCGGGTGGTTGCCGTAGACCCTGGCGCTGCTCCGGTTCCCGTTGGACGGGATGTAAAAAAGGTATATGAGTACGTGATTCATTTGAAAATCTGTTGCGAAAGGAATGATGTTTGATGCCGAAAACAGGTGTGTTTCCGGTCTTTACTAACAAATTCAAGATCGGGAAAGATGGGCGAGCCAGCGAAGAGGAAAGCATGGTGCCGATTGCGGAAATGACTAGCTTCTCCGTCTCGATCGACGGCAGTGTGCAGGAATGGACACCGATGGATGCGGAGGGCTGGATGAAGCGCATGACGACCGGCAAGGCGCTGACGGTATCCCTCTCCGGCAAGCTGTGCCCTGGTGATCCCGGCAATGATTATGTCGCAGGCCTCGCATGGAAATCCGGCACGGACTGTGATACGAAATTCGAGTGGGAATTCCCTTCCGGCGCGAAGCTGGCGTTCGACGCAGTGATCAGCGTGACCGCGATCGGCGGCGGAGAAAGCACGGATGTGGCCCCGCTGGAATTCGACGTGATGTCGCACGGACGGCCCTCGTTTACGCCGGCATCGTCGCCAGCGGGATAGTCGTCGGCGGGATAAATGAAAAGAGGCCCCCGGGGATGGGGGCCTCGATAATTCACATTTTCCAACGGTGCCCGCAGTTCAAGCAGGTAACCCAGACTTTCTTAGCGCCGATGTTTCCGGCGACGAGGCCAATGCCTCCCGTCAGTGCAGCGCCGACAACCGCTTTGCCAATCCCAAAGCCTTTTTTATTGGCTGAAAGAGATGTTGAACCGCACTTTGGACAGCACGCAACACCATTTTGTCTGTTTTCTTTGATGCGCTCGCGTTTGCTTTGCGGTTTTGACGTGGGCCAGGGTGTGTTTTTTACTGTAATTGGTTTGGAGAGAACGTTCCCCTGTTTATCAACCAAATTCTTAGCTTCAGACAGGCTCAACCCTGTAAGCTCTTTCACTTGTTTTACTGCCTCTATTTTATTGCCGCCACACGCATTCAATATTTCTTGCACGTCAATCCCTTGATCGAAATTGCTTACATCTGCATCAGCAGAACGAGACGCAACAGAACCTCCGCATTCCGGGCAAAACTTAGCGTCATCATCAATTTGTTTACCGCAATGTTTACAATACATGACAAAACCTCCCTTTATATTACAATTAAAACAGTAACACATGAGGAAGATTTTGTAAAGATTTAATCCACACTCCCGCATTTATGCTAAAGGCTGCCCAAAACTGTCCTTATAGGAACCAGTAGCAATGCGAATTAAGTCGACAATAGTTCCAATACCAAAAAGGCCCATTGTTAAAATATAGAGAATGCCCATACCTGCTTTGCCAACATAGAAGCAATGAAGACCGCCAATTCCCAAAAAACCAATCAGGCATAGAATTAATGCAGTCATCTTGCTCTTTGGTTTCTGAAGCGCACTAGCATTGTTATTTGTGTTGGTATTGGTGTTAATGATCGTGATTGGTGGTGTAATTGTTTGAGTAGCGGTAGTTGGTGCCGTCTGGTGTGTTGTTTGTTGAGATGCATAATTGTCGGTTCCTACTCCGCAGTTTGGGCAAATTAAGGCATCATCGTTAATCTCTTTCCCACATTTTTTACAGAACATGAATAAATCCTCCTCTATTTTGGTATTTATACAATATCACGACAGGAAGATTTTGTAAAGAATTTTTTAATAACCCCTTGACTTTTTGGGCGCACAATAATATAATTTGGGCGTACAGAAAGTGAGGTGAAGCGATGAGCCCCAAAATGGGCAGGCCGCCAAAGGAGAACCCTAAAAATATGAAAATTAATGTGCGGTTAACAGAAGAAACGGCCAAAGACTTAGAAGAATGCGCCGAAGCACTTCAAATTTCTCGCGCAAGCGTCATAGAAAAAGGGGTCAGATTGGTAAAGGCAAGCCTAAAAAAGAAATAGAGTGAACCGCCGCCGTGGAAAGCTTGACGGAACACTCTATTGCCGACAGGAAGTATCCCGTCATAAATATCATACTATAATGGGATACTTCTGTCAAATCGAAGCAATTGATTTTGAAGAAGGTATTTTTATGTCCAAAAACATTACCAAAGCCGAGGCGGCAAACGTCCTCTCGGATGAAATCTTTGATCTCAGCATAGCGATTGAAAAGGCTCGCGTTGTTATGCAGGAGGTTACGGACGGCTATTTTCAAAAATTAAGTAACGAAGTGGAAGGAGATCGTACGTCAATACTTTGGGATTTCAATCGCGTTGGAGTCTTCGCGGAGATTGCTGACGATCTCATGTTTAAGATGTGCCAGATCGTAGAGGAATTAAACGGCCTCAAAAATGCAGATACAAAGGAGAAAAAAGCAGCATGACGAACGCAGAACATTACCTCCGCTGTATCGCCGACCTTTGCGCCGGTATGTCTGAGGCGCAGCTTGAAAGAGCCTATCGTTGGGTGCAAGCGGTCTGGCTGAACGGAGACGGAACGCAAAACAAGAAAAAGGAGAATGTAGCATGAACAATCTTACCGTATTCAACAATGAAATCATCCCGGTATACACCACCGACACAGGAGAAAAGGTCGTCATTGGCCGCGAGCTGCATGAGAAATTAAAAATCGATACCCCTTACACGCAATGGTTTGAGCGTATGTGCGGGTATGGTTTCATGGAGAATGAGGACTACAGCGGTTTTTCACAAAAAAGTGATAAACCCCAAGGCGGTCGCCCAACGATCGAGCACATCCTCACCCTCGATATGGCAAAGCATATCGCTATGATCCAGCGCACCCCGCAGGGCAAAGAAATCCGTGACAAGCTCATATCCCTCGAAACGCGGGTGCAGGAACTCTCCCCGGAGCTCCGCCTCCTCATCAATTTGGAGATGCGCCAGAAGGAACAGGACAGAGCCATTGCAGAGGTCAATCAACGCGTGGACGATATCAAAGATGTTGTTGCCCTGAACCCACGGTCATGGCGCGAGGAGGCTCGCAAGCTGATCGTCAGGATCGCCCAGTCGATGGGCGGGAATGAATTTATCCGCGATGTGCAGGCCGAAATCTTTGCACTGGTGGACGAGCGGGCCGGTGTCAGCCTTGCAACCCGCCTCACCAACAAGCGCCGCCGCATGGCAGATGAAGGCGTTTGCAAATCCAAGCGCGACAAGCTCAACAGAGTGGATGTGATCGCGGACGACAAAAAGCTCATCGAAATTTATCTCGCGGTCGTGAAGGAAATGGCCGTGCAGCGTGGTGCGAAGATCGCGTAAGCATAGATATCGCCCGCACTTGCGATCAGGTGCGGGCGTCATCCTATAAAACTGTGCAAATCAATGATTGGCCGGCAGAAACTCTATCTTTACCCGCATGCCCATACCTGCAGCAAGCCGTTGGAGCGTCCGCAAAGATGGATTGGCGCTGCCTGTTTCCAGTTTGCTGATATCGGCTTGAGCGATGCCCGTTTTCTCCGAGAGTTGCTTTTGCGTGAGCCCAGAGCTTTTTCGCGCGTCGATCATGGCCTGGATAATCGCGAACTCAGGCTCTAAAGCTTCATATTCCGTCCGGATTTCCGGGTCTTGCAATTGTTCGTTCAGGAAGTCGTTAAAGTTGCTCATTGCTTGTTCTCCTTTCTACTGATAAACTCGGCGCGATAGCGTTTCGCCCGCTCGATTTCAGCGGAGGGGGTCTTCTGCGTCTTTTTGATAAACCCGTTTGTAAGGACTACCCGACGACCCACAAAGAAAAAATAGAGGACGCGGGAAATATCGGAACCAACTTTAACCCGCAGTTCAAAGATTCCGTCCTCTAAAGGTTTGGAATACGGTTCCCGGAGCATCGGGCCATTGTCGGCCAGCAACATAATGGTGCGCAACATCTTTGCCCGCATCTTCTTATCCAAGCTTAGAATGAATTCTTTGGCCGGTTCGGCTCCGTCTTCTTTATCGTAGAAGACCACTTCAAAATCCTGCACTGTTGGCCCGCCTTTCATATGGGATTTATCCTATTATTATGATATAGGATTTATCACATATTGTCAAGCTGTTCCAAGGATATTTTTTCGAACCTGCGCTGTTTTATGCTGCGGGTTCTGCATCCCACAACCGAATAGCGAAAGCGTCTATCTCAACCGAGGTAGGCGCTTTTGTTATATAAAAATCATATTTGGAGGAATCAAATTATGGGAAAGCTCTACACACTTGATCAGAAGCTGCTCACCAACACGCCGGAAATTAGGATCGGTGAAAAAATCTATCCGATCGACGACCGGACGAAAACAGTCATGGCAGCAACAAAACTGGACACCGCCAACGTGGAAAACGTCTCTAAAATCCTGGAACTTGCCCTCGGTCAAAAGGCTGCCAAAGAGGTGGAGGAGATGAACTTACCCTTCGCTGCCTACCAGCAATTGCTGGAGATCATCATCGCGGCCATGACCGGGGAAGAACCAGAGGCAGTTGCTGCCCGATTTCAGGAAGCCGAAGCCAAAGAAACAGCAAAATGATGAAGAAACGTGGTATGATCTCGAATTTGACCGTGTCCTGATCGAGCAAAGCATTGCCAAGCAGTACGGTGTGCTACCCTCTGAGCAGGGCGCGCTCAAATACAGCGACTGGGCCAAGATGGTATCTGGCCTGATGGATGATACCCCGCTGGGGCGTGTCGTAGCCGTACGATCGGAGAAAGACCGGGAGATGATCCGGCACATGAACAAATGGCAGAAGCAAATCCGCGCAGACTGGACCGCCTTCCGTACCTCGAGCCGTCTGCAGGTCGATGTGACGGAGGCCAAAAAGCAGATGGCCGCGCTGGAGAAGATGCTTGCCAGCATGTTTGGAGGTGGGAAGTAAATGAGCGAAGGGACGAGCGTCGGCAAAATCTTTTTAGAACTGGATATTCTGTCTGATCTGAAATCGCAGCTGGAAGGTATCGCAGGAAAGGCACAGGGCCAGGCGAAGAGCAGCTTTGAGAATGTCGGAAAAGCCGCCTCTGAAGCGATGCAACGGCCAGTTGAAAAAATGAATAAGACCGTCGAAAAAGTTACGGACAAGGTCCAGAAGACGGTCGAAGAGTGCATCACCGCCACGGGCGAATCACTCGACGCAATGGTGGAACGCGCCTTGAAACCCCGCAATTTTGAAGTAAAAGCCAAGGTGACGCAAACAGCAGCAGAGCCAAACGCACCACGTGGGCCGCCCAAATACGCGATGGCTGGGCCTGATCCGGCGGAATTTATCGCGAATTACGGTAAGCAGGCGAAGGAATCCGCCGTTCCTATGTCGGATATCTTTCAGGCCGCCGAGAAGCCTGCAGAATTGCTGAAGCAAAAGCTTGAAAATCTCACAGCGCAGATCACTGATCAGCGCGAGGCACTGCTGAAGCTGGAGAACGCTTATGCAAAGCTGGGTGACGAAGGCGGCAAGGAGGGCGACAAACTCGCTCAAAAAATCACTGCAACCGAAGGCCGCCTGATCTCCTTACAGCAAACCTTGCTCCAGACACAGGCAAAGTATGACAAAGCAATGTCGGGCGCAGCGCAGGCCACAGAGAAGCCCAAAGAAGCTGTCGCCTCGCTCGGTGAACAAATCAAGTCAACCCTGAAATCCGCGGCCTCCAAAGGCGGAAAGAGTGTGCACGCAGGTATCGGCGGCGGGTTTGAACGGGCAAAAGCAACGGCCAGTAAGGCGGTTGACAGCATTAAACAAAAAACGGATAAGCTTGGTCGAAGTATCAAGAGCGCATTTAAGTCGGCAATTTTCATGGCTGGGCTTTACGCTGCGTTTCGCGCGCTGCGGGATCTGGTAACCGGAGCACTTGCTCAAAATGAGCATTTTTCGGCCTCGCTGAACGCTCTAAAGGCCAACCTGCAAATTGCCTTTACGCCAATCTTGCAATCCGTTATGCCTATGCTAAATGCCCTTATGGCGGGGCTTGCGAAGGCGGCAAAATCCCTGGCCGTTTTTATGTCCGCCCTGACAGGCAGGACCTACGAACAGTCCGTTGCGGCCACAAAAAAACTGCAATCCGCGGCGCAAGGTGCAAAGAAAACCGCCAAAGAGACAGCGGGAGCACTCGCAGGTTTTGATCAAGTTAATAATATTGAAAAATCAGAAGCAGCACAGAGTACGGAAGGGCAAAATGCGTTACCCGTCTACGGCGACATCGGAGAGAATATTAAAGTTAGCCCTAATGTAGAGAAGGCAGCAAATAAGCTGCGTACATTGTTTGAGCCACTGCAAAAAATCAACCTGAATAATTTGAAGAGCGCTCTAGGTGAGTTAAAGGAAGCGGCGAAACCGATCACATCCAAACTGTTTGAGGGGTTGGAATGGGCCTACTACAACCTATTTGTCCCGCTTGCTAACTGGGTCATCAGCGATGCCTTACCTGCGTTCCTGCGCGTACTCGCGGGGGCGTTAAAAGTGCTGAACTCGATTTTGGAAGCGCTAAAACCGCTTGGAACTTGGTTGTGGGAAAACTTTTTAAAGCCTCTTGCAGAGTGGACCGGCGGAGTCATTGTCAGTGTACTTGGTGGGATTGCGGACGCTCTGACAAGGATATCCGATTGGATCAGCAGCCATCAAGAGGTAGTGCAAGGCATGACCGTGACTGTTGCAGCTTTTTTTGCAGCATGGAAAGTTGTAGAGCTTTTGTCATTTATACAGCAGTCTGGAGGTGTGGTGGCAGCTTTAAAAAGTATTACCACCGCTATAGCTGGCGGCACACTTGCCAAACTGAAGGACAAAGCGGAGACGGCGGCCTTGAATGTAATGTATGCGAAAGATTTTGTAGTGAGCATTGCCAAAAGTACTGCCGCACTGGCAAAACAAGCCGTCCAGTGGACGATTGAAACCGCAAAAAAAATAGCAAGCACTGCAGCAACATGGGCGCATCAGGCAGCAACCCTAGCGGCTACTGCTGCCACATGGCTATTTAATACAGCTATGACGGCGTTAACTTCTCCAATCACGCTTGTCGTTGCTGCGATTGGAGCTCTCATTGCCATTGTCGTCCTATTAGTTAAAAATTGGGATACTGTCAAGGCAACGGCTATCGATGTTTGGAACAAAATCAAAGAAGCTTGGAACAAAGCCGGAGATTGGTTCCACGAGCACGTTACGGAGCCGATCACAGGCTTCTTTACGAGTATGTGGGCCAGCATCAAAAAAGCTTTCCATATGGCTATTGATTGGATAAAAAAGAAGTTCACCGATGCTGTCAATGGGTGGATTTCTATCGTGGAATCCTTCATAAATTTTTTCATCCGGGGTCTCAATGTTCTGGTGCGTGGTATCAACAAGCTCAGTTTTGATGTGCCTGACTGGGTACCTGGAATTGGCGGTAAATCGCTTGGATTCAATATCCCGCTAGTTCCGCAAGTCCAGATCCCCCGGCTTGCCCAGGGCGGCATCGTCTCACAGCCCACCCTCGCAATGGTCGGCGACAACCGCCAAAGCGCCGAAGCAATCGCTCCCCTGCATGAGCTCTACGGCATGATCAAGCAGGCCGTAGCTGATGGCGGTACCGGCCTGACCGCCGGAGAAATCTACACTGCCATGCTCAACGCGCTCAACGATAGCAAGTTTGGCAGCCAAATCCGCCTGGAGGGCGACGTCAATATCGATGGGCGCAAGTTCGCGCGGATCATCGCGCAGGCAGTATGGGATGAGTTCGTCCGCATGGGCCGGCTCAAGCCACAGACAATTTAAGGAGATGAGATAGATGGTTTACGCAGTGGACGGCGTAGCTTTCCCCGTCCGGCCGGACGCCTACGCGTCCGTATCGAGTGATCAGGTCGTGACCGGCGCGCAGCGTACCGTCGGCCCCGGCGCCCAGATGACGAAGGAGCTGCTGGCCGAGAAGCTAACGATCACTTGCAAGTGGACGTTCCTCACACGCGATCAATTTCTCCGCATCAAACGAATGCGGACGGGTCGGAATTTTGTCCGCCTGCGGTATTATGACGAAGATACGGACACGGTCCGCGAAAAACAATTTTACAGCGGCACGATGACGTACGAACCAGGGCCGACAGATGCGAGCGGGAAGCCGGCGCACTACAAAAATATATCGTGGCCGTTTATTGAACGATAGAAAGGAGGCCCCTATGCTCACCGTCCCCCAGGAATTCCACGATTATTCGCGCGCCCCTGAGCGCCGAACAGACCTCATTGTCCGGCTCGATCCATTAAGCTGGCCGACGGGCATCAACGCCCACGGCACCGCGCACAGCCTTTGTATGCCCATCCAGTGGGACAAATCCCCGCCGCACCGTCTTTATGCCACGGGAGAGTACAACCGCACACCCCTCGACGGCCGTGCCCTCGTCAACGGCTGGGCCGGGCAGGTCTACGGCTATCTCTCCAACGCCCTGTCCGATCAGGACGGCTTGTTTATGAAGGACACTGTCAAGCTCAGCTGCACCCGCAATGGCGGTGCGATCAGCGTTTTGACCATCTGCTTTGATCCCGCAGCCAATGAATACGCCGTAGACTTTGACGTCACGATCGACGGTGTATCATCCACGGAAACTTACCACCAGGAATGGCACATCCGCAACAATGACCAGCCCATTGTGTACATCACCGGTATCCGCGCCGCCTACGATACCGTCACGGTCATGGTCAGCAAGTGGAGCCATCCCTTCCACCGGGCACGCATCCGCGAGATCGCAAACGGCGTGCTGTTCGAGGCCACCGGAGATAGCCTCTACTCGTGCAACCTGATCTCCGAATCTGATCCCACCAACCAATCCATCCCCACCGGCGAATGCGCCCTGGCCTATCCCGATCCGCAGGGCATGTTTGACGTTGCCAATCCCAACGGCGTGGCATCTGCTGTCCGGTCGGATCAGATCATGACCGTCTGGATTGGCGTATCCGACGGGCAGCACAAGCCTGT